AAGACATAATTTTTCCACTCTTGAGAACCAATGCTGTAACGTTAGGACGATCGTCGTTCATTGTAATCAACATAGAAGGCGGACGATTATAACGTTCCATCACTGTAATTTCGTTATCATCAATCCAAAACTCGTAGTTGGCTTCTGGATGTGTAAGCTGAATCAACATACTATATTACCTCACTTCTTCTTTTTGCCACCGAGAGCGCCTGGATCAGCTGTTGCTGCTGCACCGATAGACGCCAAATCTGCCAGAGAACCACCAAAGATGTAAGAACCAACATGCTGCATCTTCATCCAAGGACAGAACCAGGTACGAAGACCAATTGCCTGAACCTTCTGGCAGAACCAATAATCTTCTGAAAGATAACGCTTAGAAACAGGATCAATCTCAGCCTGGAAATACTGAAGGATTTCACGTGAACCGTCAAAAGCTTCCGTACGAACGTGATCTGGCTTATAACTGAACTCAGGATAACTATCTCTGAACTTTGTTAGCGCCTGTTTCGAAATCATCATAAAGCCAGTGCCAATTTCAAGAACCTCAACTGGTTCAGAAATCGGGATAGATCCAGTACCGTTCTTAGGATTGAAAACGTAATCACCAACGAACTTTTCAAGAACATTAGGATCTTCGTCAGCCATACCTTTATCAACAGCGAGCTTAATCTTTTCCCAGCTGATGCACTTCTTAGGATAAGGACCACCGATAACATCATACTTATCTAGCTCCTGAGCCTGAAGCGCCATCAGTGCAATAACATCCTGAGGATTGAAACCGATGTCAGCGTCAATAAACATAAGATGTTCAGCATCAGAACGCATGAACTCATCAACGCAATAATTACGAGCACGAGTGATCAGCGACTCATTGAAAAGGTAGTAGTACTGTAAAGGAATTCCATACTGCGTGCAAATAGCAGACATGTCAGCAGTAGACTTAGCAAACATACCAGCGCACATACCGCCGTACATTGGAGTCGCAACAAAAAGCTTGCGCTCGCGAAGCATTTCAATTGGTACATTAATTTCCATTATTTAACATCCTTATAGTGATCATTATACAAACACAACAGTGTGTAATGTAAGGTCTTCATCAAATCATCCTTACTATTTCCATTCTTCTTACCATAGCGCCAAAGATATTTTAGAGCTGTGTTACGGAATGTAGGAGTAGCATCTCCTAGTGCAATCCACGCATCAAAACATTGAACATTGTTTTCTGACATGTAATGAGCGTCGTATGTCTTATCTATATAGTCATGAAAATCAGAAATAATTTGGTTTTCATTATACTTATAGAAATTTTTTCCAGCCATGTCAATTTCTCCATAGGAAGCAGTAACACTAGTAGGTTCTAGCTTGTCTTCTGTACCATATACAACCTTAACCTCAGACATCATAAATCTCCATCAATATTCAATAGGGTCTTGCATACCTTTTTTCCAAAAGTAATACTGAACATTGGGAGCAAGTTGCTTCATAATCTTCAGCACTGGTTTATTGTCTTCGTAGTGAATTTGTACATTTTCTTTGATCATAATATTAGCTTTAAAAGTAGCTGCATTTAAAACTGATCTAGAACTTTCTAGTAGATAAAGATCTACTACACGACTAGGGTAATAATGATCGAGCCACATTTTTGTGGTTGCATACACTTCTCCTTCATTCTTACGAGCGGATACTGCAATGAAATAGGAATCTTTCGGTACTAGGAGAGGGGTAGCATTTCGATACCACTCAACTAGAAACCTCTTTCTATCAGAACGTTCATACTTATTCATACGTCCCCACTTCTTTTCTGAGAGTGGTGGTCCTTCAGCTAAAACGCCATCAATATCATATGATACTATCATTCTCTCACTTTGTCAAGTTGTTTCTTCCAAATAGCTTGCCTTTCTTCAACAGAAAGCTGAATAAACTTTTCTATGTCGGAAGGTTCATTAATAGGGTAGCACCAAGCAAGGCCATCGTTCCCAGGAGGAGCCAGAACAGGAATTCCGGCATATAATGCATGATAGGCTCTTCCTGTATGCCATCCAGTTTCTTTATGTTTTTTGTCATAGATAGCTAAACACCCATAATAGTTACGATAAAATTTACGACGATCCTTTTGTTGAGGAACATCAACTAATGAAAGTAGTGGATAATCTTCCCACTCTTTTGTTTTACCAGCAATTTGAAGATAAGGAGAAGCGCCGAAGTTTTTAAAATGCGCAGACCTACCTTGGTTTCGACCGATATAAACTACCTTTTTGATAGTTCCAGGAGAAAACGAATCCGCCTCCATATATTTATCCATAGCTAAATGCATGAAACCAACACCTTCAGGAGCTTTCAATGCTCGAAGCGTTGCATCTGCATTTACTGCATTTGCTAAAATAGTCCAACGATCCCAAGCTTCATCTGGCATTAAATTCCAAAGGAATGAAAGATCTGGGTCATCACAAACAAACCAAACAAATCCAGAATGATTCTTAACATATTCAATTGTCAAATCCCAGTTTTTACCATAAAACTGAAGATTCGTTCCACCGAACTCTAGGCAAAGAATATCGAAATTATCGCTTTGCCTATCAAGACCCTCGTCTCTAGTTGCATCAGTAGTAGATGAAAGAAGAACAATACGATGGCCATCAGCGAAGAACTTCTTAAACAAGGCAATACGCTTGTCTACCCAAGCGCCACGAATACCTTCTTCGTTGTTAGTGAGACCGATCTTACCAGCTACCCTTCGGTAGCCGATAATTGATCCAGTGTTATGTTGGTTAGCTTCATTAAACCAGTCGAGGTCTGACGGCTCATCAAAAAATGCATTTAAGCTCATATTATTTCCTTAACAAACAGTTGCGCCCTTTTTTTCGACATAAGGATCAGACATGCCGTTAGCCTCCATATAATCATACCACTCCTGTTCTTTCCACATATTTTCAGAAACACCATTCCAAAGATTACGATGAAGACGATGGTTAGGATTCAGTCGACGTTCATCAATATATTGCTTACGAAGGTTTTCATATTCCCATGACATAAGTGTAGTCATCTTCTCACGGAAGTAAGCAACAATCGTCATGCGATCATTATCGTCACCAATAAGTTGGTCGTTTCCGTGAATCCCTTCATGGTTATTAACCAGTAACATATCACCAGGCTGGAGATTAATTGCAATCCGATACTCAGGGAGAATAAACTGACCACCTCGCCATCCCCTACCCTCTGGACCAGTAACACCACAAATATTACTGAAACCGCTAGTGAGATCACCAGCATCACGATGGCATGCAGTGCGCCAGTTGTGGTTAACAGTAAGAGTAGTGAACACAGTACCATCAATACGGAATCGAGGGTCAAGTTTGTTGGCTTCTGCATTTTGAGCCTTCCATCTATTGGGAATTAGTTCACGAAACTGTGAATTGAGCTTATGAAGATATGGGTAACAAAGAGAGAACTTCTCAATATTCTTTTCTGTATATGAAGTTGCACGACCATATGGGATGCGAGGATAACGATCAAAATATCCAGCGATGCCAGACATAACAGACTGAGCATAGTTGGTATCTGAGATATATGTTTCGATCACATACTTAGCTTCTTTAATTTGTTCATTACGAGGCATCTTAACAATGTCAAAAAGCCACTTTTCAAACCAGCCATGATACTCAGGATATACCTTTGTTACTTCTGAACGAAGCCAAACCTGACCACGTGTTTCTTCTTTTGGATCAACCTTATAACTTTTTTTGATTGATTCAATTGTTCTACGTTCATTATATTCTACTAACTCATTGGTCGAACGACAAAGATATTCTAAAATTTCAAGCTGTTCTGCATTAACCCAATCACGATTACCACGATTTTCTTGACCTAGCTGTTCGCCACGAGGACCAGCCGCCATACCACGATTTTGAGATTCTGTAGCAGCTTCTCTCAAGCCAGCATAAGCTGCATCCTGTTCTTCTTTCGTAAAAACATTTTTACGATACTTGAAGATGATATTATCTTCATTATTTTCGCCTGTAGTATTCCAAGCATAAAGATCACAATTATCTTCAATTACTCGATCATAATAATTGTTGTTGACAAAAGTGCCCATAATTTCTTCAGAATCAATTTTAGGGCGTACCAAAATTTCAACCATTTCGTTCTCCAATATTATAGTGTAATAGAAGAAATTTTACAAAT